CCGCCGCCGCCGCCAGCAACAACAACATAATTAACCGTAAATCCAGACTGTCCCTGTAATAGATTGCTAAATACAGGATCAGGCAAGTTGGGAGACACCCCCTGCGATTTCAGCAACCAAAAACCATCTGATTTTCCAGGCATTACGACACCTCGATATACGATGCAATAAAATCAACGTCCGCGCCGGATGAAGTGACGCGGATCTTCTCTCCGCTGTCAATATTGATCGGACCTGGCACCCGCAACGTGTCATCCGCACCAAGCACATAGTTGCTGACAATTTGCGATTGCAACGTGTTTGATCCATTTGTCACACGCATATTGACTGTGCGCGATGACGCATTGCGATTGACAATAAATATTGATCCAATCACTGCCACTGCCGCCGCCGTGAAAAGATCGGTCTCGGTCGCCGCAGTCGGATTGCTGAGTGTTGCGCTTTTAATTGTGTCCACCATTTCAATCTCCTTAGATTATCCAGCGACCCAAACGCTTGAAAGGCTCGAGCCGCCACTACTTGTTCCTGTAGATCCACCACCACCAGATATAAATATCTTTGTCCCATTCGAGAACCAGAACACGCACCCGTTGGAAATGGTAATATCTGCATTGCCTACACAAAGAATGTTACCGGTGTTGTGCTTGATTGTGATGGTATCAGTTCCAAAATCCGCGACGTAGATCACGCCGCTTTGCCCGTTGCTCGTTCCGTTGATGGTATCCAAGTCGTCGGAGGTTCCACTTTGCGGCTGCAGCTTGTGATTGAGTTGTGTAAACGTCACAGCGCCGGCAGAAATGGTCAGTTCTGACGCTACTTCTCGAAACGCGTCGAGCATTGTTATTTTTTTTGTGTTTGGCGTTCCGCTTGGGTCGTTTTCAACGATTAGTAGATCCGTTAAGACTCTCGTGGTTAATGCTGTTAGTTCTGTGATTTTGCTGTCAGGCATGGTTGCTCCTTATGGGTTTCGTCCAATCGGCGACCCGTTTGGCGTGCCGACTACGCCATAAATCCGGTCGCGCACTTTCATATCGCTGGTCAGTGTTGCGTCAACATAGTTATTCAGTCGAAAGGTCGGCACCACGAAGGCTTGGAATTTCAAGCCGTCTGTCACCAGATCCATATCCGGTGTTCCGCTGTTGTAGAGGGTGGTCACTTCAGCGCCGGAAAGGATTCGGTCATAAACCCTAAAGTCTTTCAATTTTCCATCAAGGGCATATTGATTGATACCGGAGGAGGAAGTCACATTCCCCAAATAGGTGATGGCGTCTGGTTTGTTTACAGCCGTTCCAACGGGTGCCGCCAATTCGTTCACAGTAACCGACGCGCCATCTATATAAATAATGGGGTCGTTGGACGTGCTTGAATTGTTGTAAGTAAATACAATATGGTGCCATCCGCCGGTTGCAAATGGGTTTGCATTGGTTTCCCAAATCCCTGCAGCGGTCGAGAATTCGTGCCCTATTCTCATCTTGCTGTTGTACAGCGCAATAAAGAACGCAGTTGGCGGATAATATCGGTAGTAAATGACATCTAAAGACGAAGACGCCGTACCGCTGGGGAATACGTCAAGATAAACCCAAAACGAATAGCTTTGCGTGGACAATTTGTTGGTATGCTCCAAAATACCAAAATTCACCGCATCAGTGGTCGTTCCCCCGCGAAACTCAACCGCAAGCTGCGACATTCCCAACGCAAGGCAAAGGAACGGCTTTATGATCCAGTCGAACATTACAATTCCTCCTGGGCGCGTCTGGTATGAAACGCCCTGAATGTAGTAATACGAGTCAACATTTGATTTATCCTCGGTCACCCGTATCAGGTCACCAACGTCTAACTGTAAGAATGCCAAAAGGACATCCTCGTTTTTATTGGCGTTCAGGTAAATTCGCTTCACAACCGTGCGCGGGTCTTTTTCATCATCAACTACCATATCTACATAGAGCGTGCCATACGCCAGATCGTTCTTATATTTCTGCGTGATAGATTCCGAGATGATGCCGTATTCATCTTGTGAGGCGCTGTCGTTGGCTTGGTGCTCAATGGGGTTGTAGATGTAAATTCCATATCCTCGGCAGTTGAACAGCGTTACATAGCCAGACGATGCAGAGGCGTTATAGACAGTATGTGCAAATCCTTCTGTGCCGTAAGATGGCGTCACCGTCAGGCTGGCGGTAAATTCTGTGCCTGTACCATCTGAATTGACAAACGCCCGATAATCCGTCGTCGCTGCTGGTGTGATCATGTCGTCAGGGTTGGCGTTGATCGGCAAGCCGCCGTCAGGGTTGGCGTATGTGCCGCGGATTGTGATGGTCTGCCCGCTGGCAATCGATATAGGCGCGTTGAGCCGGAATAGCACCTGCGCCGAGGTATCCACCTTGCGCGGTACGGCGTAGCATGTAAAGCGGTTGAGAATGTTTTCACCGTCCTCAATCTCGTAATCCAAAACAGAAGGGTCATTGTCAAGATGCAGAGTTGTTGTTAAGGCGGTGTTGACCTGATAGATCAACTTGCCGCCGTCAGACGTCAACAAAAACCCGTTGTCCGCTTTTTTCAAAAAGCCACTTGAATAAATATATTTCTCAAACTCCGTCAGCGTCCTAAGACCATTTCGAGCGTGCGCATTCTCGAAAACCAACGTTTCGCCATAGGTCGCGTCCTTGATGAGATAGACTCTCCCGATTTCAGACAGCGCAGTTTTCACAAACTCGTTGATTGCCTTTGTTTTACTCGTCACGGTATCAAACGCGGTCGGGAATGTGTTTATCCCTATATCAAAATTAGTACTCTGCGGCGGGATAGGCATCAGCGCAAGCGTGTCTGTCAATACCTGGTCGCCGCGTTTGTTTTCCAGAATCCCAGGGTTTTTGATGGGGTTTCTCGCCGCATATTCGAGCCAATCCACGGCAGTAATGCGCTTGCGCTCGTCCTTGCCGCCAGCGTTCTGCACATCATCCACATACGCGCGGTATCGTTTGGTTTTGCCGTTGTATGTGATGCTGTGACGCACGGCAACACCCTTTTTCCATCCGCTTGTACAATTTGGGTGACCAGGCGAATATTTACCAACGGGGTTATGGTTTTGCAGGTCAAAGCTCAGCTCGCCTACATCTGCGACCAAGTCAGTCGGACCAGATCCACCCATCCCCCACTCAGCCCGCACCACGCCTAAAACGTCGTCGGTGATGTCCACCCACGACCCGTTGAGATAGGCTTCCATTGTCCATGTCGGTTTATACATTTATCCACCTGCCGCATTCAAGGCGTCGCGGATGGCGCGCCCCATCTTTTTGTAATCGATCAGGTTCTTATCTGCATTCGGCACAAACGAGCCGCCTTGATTCGGGATGAACACCTCTGGCGAGGCGGCAGGCGAAACGATATGAGCGCCTCCGGCATATCCCTGCGCTGGCGCGTCGCGGTACAGCGCCGCCATGGCATTCGAGCGCGCTGAATACACCTGCTGAAAGCTGGCGGTGATGTTCGTGCTTATGTTCTTGGGGATGTTATTCAACGAGGCAGTAATCTTGTCGGCTTCCTGCCATACAGCGCGAGCCTTGGCAACGGTTTCCGCAGAGTACAAACCCCATTCCTGGCGCTTCTGGAGTAACCACTCGAACTCTGTATCTGTCAAAACACCGTCCTGCATCAACTTGCGCTCTACCAAACCAGAAAGGATCTCATTGTTGACGCGCTGGTGCTCATTTTCCAACTCGTTGAGCTTCGCCATGCGCTCATCGTCCGAGAGGTTCATGTCATTTGTGATTTCGCTATACTTCTTGTGATACTTTTCTTCCGCGCTCTGAATATTACCGATCAGGGCAAGCATCCCTTTATTTACGTCGGTGATTTCCTTCAATTGTTCAGCCGTCAAAACCGCCTGGCGACCGTTACTGTCTAAACTTCCAGTGAGACCTTGTGTCGCCTCGTCTGCGGCGATAACACTTTCAGCATATTCGTAAATACTCATGCCGGATTGCTGGGCTCGATACGCGAATTCGCGCTGGCTCATTCCAGAAATGTCAAGGGCTCTAGCGTAGTTATTATTTCCTTCAATCCCCTTTGCCATATACTCAATCAATGGAGCAAATGTTTCTGCGGTGTCCTTTTTTATTCTATCGGTCACATTTTTCCATTGAGCTTCAAACCGCTTGAATGCTCCAATACTTTCATCCGCTGCATTGCCGACCTTATCAAGCTGCTCTTCGGCTTGTTGCAAAAAGGCTTCTTTAAAAGCCTCGTTAGTGCTCATACCAGTAGCTTTGAGTTGTTTTACTTTCTCATCGAAGCCATCCACCGAAACGCCCAACGCATCAAAGCGCATGGTGGTTTGGTTGGTCAGTGTCAATACAAGCTGGTTCATATCCATCGATAGACCAGATTGCACCGTCGCAAGGCGCACGGCTTCATCCGCGTTTTTGGCAAGTCCCAGCGACAGCAGATCCGCCGCCAGCGCCATGGCTTCCATGTCAGAAAGTGTCCCGCGTGTTGCGGTCCGCAGTTCCCCGAGTAGCGCATCCGAGGTCGTGCCGATGGATTGGGAAAGACGCTCGAATTTGATCCGCGTATATTCGATCTCCGCCCCTTCCCGCGCCGTCTCGTACAACTTCCGCAATGCCAGCGCCGCGCCAGTGGCAACGGCAATCAAACCGGCATTCTCGCCGATAAAATCCGTCATCTGACGGCGGGCGTTCTCAATGCCAGGGGCGAGGGCTTGTGTCTCTTGTTTGGTCTGCTTGATCTTCTGATTGACGCGCTCAATAACCGGCGAGCCGTCGTCTTTTACAGAAAATCGAATGATGATGTCTTCAGTTGGCATGGTTTCGCATCTCGCGGACTTCTGCGACGATTGCAAATTGCAGCGGATTAGATTCCGCCCATCGTGCAAAGTCGCTCGATCCGGCTTTATAGCTCTCAAATGCGCTGTAGGTGTTCAGCGCAACGGTCATGTGATTAAGCAGCATGGCGGGCAGTTCGCCGTCAAATACCGCAGCGACTCCCCATCGTTGAATGCGCCATGCCAAAATCAGTTCTGGCGGCGGTGGCGCATTTTGTTCCGCACATTCCGCCGCCGCCAGTATTAGTTTTTTGGGACTTGAGTAACCTGCAAGTACAACTCACCCACCCGCTCGGCGATCCATGTCACCTGCCATGGCGGCATGTTGTCCACGTCATCCAGTTGCATAACGGGCGCAACGATCCAACCCGACTCAATCGCCGCTTTGACCATCACGCTGTGATTTGCCGAGACGGTCAACACCTCGTTATTGTTTAGCACTTCGATGGCTTTCTCGAGTGCCTCTGCAATCGTGCGATAGGCAGCCACAAAGACATCCGGCTTGTTCTCCGCAATGCTCAGCTTTTTGATGGCTTCAAATGCACGGTTGAGTTCCGGCTTTGCGTCGTCATTGCGCAAGCGGCGGGCGACCTTTTCCCATGCCACAACGTGCCGTTGTTTTGGCTCATCGATCAGCTCAATGGTCAAGTCGCGGATAGCGTGAGTTGACATTATGCGACGGTCGAATCTGTGACCGCTCCGGTCACGCGATAGGTGATCGTAATGGCTGCCGCCTGGTTGTGCGTCACAGGACGTGAGCGCGATGTCACAAATGCGGTCGCGGCGCGCTTGGGCTTGCCAGAGCTATTGCCCTGCGGGTAAAACTCAATCGCCACCGAATCAACATTCAGCGGAGCAGCTGCATGGATGGTATTGGCAGCGTCATCCCAGGCGTTCACGGTAATGGTTGCAGATCGTTCTGACGGCAAAAATTCCTTGTCGTCCTGCGCCGCGCCGGTCACATCCAACTCGTCACGCTGTTCGGGCCAATCCACAGAAACCAACGTTCCGGTCGGGAAAGTAAAGGTCCCATGCTTGAACACCATGTCCTTGCCATCGTATTTAGCCATTATTTATTCTCCTTCGGCGTTTCGGCAGCCGCGCCTTTTTCTGTGATCTTGCCAGCGTCCTTGAGGGCTTGAATTTCTGCAGGACTCAAATGCGACAGGTCAATCACCTGCCCTTCGTGATAATCTTTGCCATCCGCGCGACTCGAAAGAATTGCGCCAACAGCAACAACGTATTGTTTTTTTTCTGCCATGGTTTTTCCTTATGAATATTTCACAGCACGAACAGGGACGATCTCATAGCGATACGGCACTCCGCTCAGGTCTTCCGAAAGACCCACGCGAGAGCGCCCATTCGGCATGAGCTTGTCCCAGTATCCGTTCACTTTGTAGTTGTCGCGGATCACATCCGCGATTTTTTTGCGACCCAGGTCGAGCGCGTCTTCCGAGTTTTGCGCCGTCCAACTCTGCGCAGCATTGGCGTACAGGACAAACACGGTGATGTAAAAATCGAACTCGGCGTCACCGGTTGCAACGTCGTTGCTGTCCGCTGCCGGTTCGGTGTAATCACTGTCACCCGATGCAATCACGATGTTTCGCGCCTTGCCGTTGAACTCAGCCGTTCCATAGTTGTAAACGTCCCAGGTGCTATCAAACGCGGCATCGATCAGGCTTGCAAGTTGTTCCCGCCATGTCTGGCGGTTAATCGAGTTACTTGGCATAGATCAACGCCTCCATGATATGACGGCTCGCTCGTGCGCTCACCTGTCCGCCGATCTCCTCAACCGTTCGGTCGTAGAACGCATGTTCGCCTCCGCGCTCATGCTCATAAACGCCATACTCAGCAGGTCGGTATTTGCGCTTCCCGCTGCGACGCGGAGAGACGACCGAGGGGTCGATGTAGATGATCGCCTCCAGTCCGTCAAGTCGAATTCGGTGACTGTTCTTCAACGCCCCGCCGCCGACGTACTTGCCTACATGCGTAATTTGCACCGCGTGACGATGTAACGCAACGGCGGCATCACGCACCGCCTCCCCTGCTGCGCCCTCCGGCTTCATGTTTGCAATGCGGCGAAGATTGCGTTCCTGCGCCTCTTGAGCACCTTCAAGCGTGTATTGTGGGATATACGGCATTAGTTTCGCGTGTCCTCAAGGATCAGGCGCATACGGGTATCACTCGTCGGCAACCAGGTATAAGGCTCAACCGTCTTGATGGGATACTTCACCGCGCCAATCGTCAAACGGTCACCCGCCTTGATGTCTGGCGCATTCTGTAAATGCACTTCCCACAAAATAACGGGAGTATTGAGCTGTAGGCGAGTGCGCGTTTCCGCATCCACTGGCGCAAGCGGAGTGCATTTCAGGCTTGATAAGTTTGCAGAGAAACCACCCGTCAGGGTGGCTCTCTCTGTCCCGCATGTTACGGTTGCCATGGCTGCAAATGAGCTATCAGTCATAGGTCATTTTTCTCTGGATGACTGCGCCGCCTGAACTTCCGCCGCTTCCGCTGCCCTTGCCATTCCCAATGATCTGCCCGATCATGGCAGACTTCTGCGAAAGATTTTGACGATACGGTCCGGTGGTGGTATCCACTTCGACGGCATACTCGGTTTGTAACTGCTCGAGCATTTCACGTCGCACAGTTTCGATCAGCGTTTGCACCTGCTCGGGATCAACATAACGAATCGACGGAGTTCCGTCTTCATCGTCTATTGCACCAACTGTGCGCAATCCCGCGTCAATGGCATAGGTGTACGAGCCTTCAGTCAATGCGCCATTTGGTGTTGTAGAAAGACTGCGTTCACTGGCGAGCCGCCCAAGTTTGGCATGCACAGACGCCGCAACCTGGGCGCGGGTGATCGGCACGAACCAGATCCAAACGTCATCGATCTTGATGTCACCCGCCGCAGAGTTGTTGGCAATGGTGACGCGGTAACTTGTTCCCTCGGTCAAGCCGAGGTTATAGGTCGTTTCTGTCCATGTGTTGGCGGTTCCGCTCAGGTTCTGCGTGATGACCGCATTGCCGTCGCCGTCAATGATGGCGAGCGTAGCTTGTGCGCCGCTTAGGTTTGCACCAACAGCTTTCACCGATATATGCACGCTCTGCAAACGGGTGTCATCAACGGCGAACTCCTGCCAGATCGAACCACCAACCGGAAGAACGGCGACGCCATAATGCTCGTCACCGTCACCGGCTGAATATGACGCACCGCTTGAGGGCGTCCATCCGTTCAGATTATGCAGAAACTTCCCGTTGATCAGACTGTTGCGATCTGTCATGAGTTACCTTCTTTTTGGCAGCATCCGCCTTTACGCCTGGCTCCGGTTGGGATTTCTTTGTCGGCAGCATTTCCGCCTCGCTCAACGCCTCCTCTTCCAGAGGCTGCGGAGAGAACGGAGAGGCGAGCGGTCGATCAAATCGTTGATTGCCGCTCGCTTCAAAATAGGCTTTTTTTTCATCAGGGCTTGCCAAACGCCAACCGGCGAGCTTTAGTCGTTGTCGCGCGTGTTCCTCGCTCACAACGTGCATAATCCCTTTTGGGTTGACGATCAAATAAGACTTTTCAGTCATTCAGAACCTTTCTACTAGGCGAAGGTGATGGCGCTGGAAGGGTAGAGCTTTCCGTCTGGCGCAACAAGGACAAGATAGAACGACTTGGCGGTTGATTCGGTGATGGTGACATCGATGTCGCCATCCACCTCAGAGACGACCACGCCCGCGACGTTGTTGGTGTGCTCAATGAGCAAACCATCGGTGCCGATGGCAATACCACCATCAGGCGCGGTTGCAATGGCATCGCCGGTGGCGTTACTGGCGAGATACCACATAAGCGCCACGCGCTCAGCAATATCTCCGCCGTTTTTGCGGTCGGTCAACTGAATGGAGACGTTGATCGCGTTGGCAGCTTCAGACCCGATGGTAAACACCGGCTTGATAAGTAGATCGCGGTTATTGTTGAAATTGGTCATGTGGGAATCCTTCACGGGGCAGGGTCATCCCCTGCCCCGTTGTGCTTGCTTTAGATCTCGTCGGTGGAAACTGCCACGCCGTGGCTATCGCGCATTTCAGCAACACCGTAAAGGGTGTCGATGGTGAACTTCGCGCCGAGATAGTCGGGGTCGTAGGACATGGTCACGCGGAGAGCGACACCGTCTTCCGCCATCACGCGCTGGACCGCACCCATGCCAGCAGGGGCAACGGGCAACGGGCGATTTGCCATCACGATGGCGTTGCGGTGGAAGAACAGGTTTTTGCACTGTCCGCCTGCAACAGCGATCTTCTGGTCGAGGAACACATCGAAGCCCATGAAACGACCGGTGAACGCGCCGGCAGCCTTGGAGCCGAGCGATTCGGCATAGTCGCGGTTGACGACCTTTTCAATGCCGAGCATTTCATACTCAGCATCTTCATGCAACACAGCGAAGCGGTTTTCGAGCGGGGCTTTCGCGGCATTGAGCAAGCGGCGAGCTTCGCGGAAGGTCAACTCGCTCAAACCGGCGGTGGCGTCGATGGTCTGGGAGAGACCGGAATACAGCGCGGCGATGTCGGCGTCGATCTGCTCAGCCAACACAGCCATGGCATCGGCGGCGTACACAGAGAACCAGTCAGGGCGGGCGAATGCCTTGGCGAGGTCTTCGATCAAGAACGAAACTTCCTTGTGCTTGTTCAGCGTCAAGGTATAAACGGCGTCGTCGGGTTGCTGCAGGGTGACGGTGGAGCCGGCGCTCTTGTCATTGACAGAGAGCGAGCCGCCATAAGGGATCTTGACGACGTTACCGTACTGCGCGACTTCGTTCTCGTAATCACGATTGACGAGGCGGGCGAGGACGGTGTTTGCTTTGAGATAACCGAGCGCCTGGGCGGCGACGATGGTCGGGGTACTATCCGCGACCTGTGAGGTGGTTATATTAGCCATTGCATATTCTCCAAATTAGGTTGATGTGTGAATGCACGGCGTTTCGTTTTTAACGTCCTACGCGACGAGCCTACTGCTTGGATTGACTTGCCAAATACTGCCGCACCTGTTCGGGTGTGGCGGTGGCGAAGTCAAAATTAGAACTGCTTCCGCCTTTGGGCGGCGGGGTGACTCCGAGTGGAGTCTCTTTTTTCATGAAAGCGAGCAGGGAGTCGATGTCTTTTGCGATCTCGTCCTCGGTCGCGCCTTGTATCCTGTTTACAAGATCAACGGGTAAACCTTTTGAGGACGCCAGCTTCAACTTCATGTTGGTAACTTTTTCAGTGCTCAACTGCGACTGCAGATCTTCATACAATTTCTTGTAATCGCCCTGCTCTTTGAGCCGTTTCTCTTCCTCGACCTTCTGGCGGTCTTGAATTTCCTTGAACTGCTGCTCGAGCGTTTTGTATTTTTCGTTTACCTCTTTGAAACGCTCATAAGGAACCGGAGCCGGCTCCTGGGCTTGCGTCTGCTGCGGTTCTGCCTGCGGCGTGGTTTCCACTGGGTCGCTGTTCGTGGTTTGGGTTTGTCCCATGCAATGCCTTTCTGGTAAAAAAATAAAAAAGCCCGCGTGTCTACGAGAGACACAGCGGGCTTTAGGGCTCTAGCTGTCTAACGCATCCACCGAGCGCAAAGGCGCGAAAGGTGGCACGCGGGTATGAGGTTTTTTTATTTATACCACCATTCCAAATTATTCTCAAGCGCCCATACATTACATCAGTACTCATTTGGATCATCAAATAAGTACCAAAACAAAAACACCCTGCCAGCAACAGGGTGTTTTTGTGACAAAGGAGGAGATGAACAACCTTTGTGCGCTACCAGTAAATCGCGGTTGACAGAATGAGGGGTGCACCCTGCCAACCACTATTTACATTTTACTGATTTAGATTCGAGTGTCAATAAGCCCAACCGTTCTATTTTGCTTATGAGTTCTCGCGGCGAGGTTGTGTGGTTTGATACCTACTTCCCCCCTTCACCAGCTCATGGCGGTGACGGTAATACCAACGTGAACACGCCAGGCGCGCCCGCTCGTATTTGCAATCCTGGTTATCGCATGTAACACGCTTGCCCTTCGTGGGTCGGTGACAGTATTTGCAGGTCATGTTGTTTCAAGCACCGAAAAGCGCGGCAATGTGATCGAACCATCCGCTTTTATCTCATGGCGCACGCCGCCTATTTTGTTATTGCTAACAGGCGCTTTCATCCAGGCGTATGTTGTTTTTGCCTGCCACGATGGCAGAATAATTCCGTGCATCATGCGAAAATCCATTTTCTCGCGGTACACATGCACGTTATAGGTCGGGTTGTGAACGTGTCCGGTGTAAACAATATCAGGCGCAGCGCTTTTATCATTGACAGAATCGAAATAAATATTTTTGAGCCATGACTTTACGGGGTTTCCTTCATTTGCGCCATTGCCCCTGCCTGGGCCATGATGCACAAACCAAGAGGTCACGCCGTTGGTTTTCAGCTCGAGGAAATCCCAACAAAAGAAATCGCCATCCGGCACCGCGTTCATTTCACGCCCGATATAGTTCTCAAACTCGTTGACGTGAACTTGCGTCCCGCGTGTGTAATACAGCTTGTCACTCTTGCGCCAGTCGATCCGCTTTTGGAACTCGACCATCAGCTCAATATGCAGATCGGCTTGTTCAACAGGGTCAAGCGTACAAACGTCACCGCTGTGATGATGGTCGCCGTCTATCGCGTCACCATCATGGATAAGTTCGATAGACTTGCCTTCGCGTTCTGCAAGAACCTTATCAGCAAACCGCTCAAACTCTCCGCGTATTGCGATCTGAATAGAGCGCGGAATATGGGTCGTGTGCTTGCCCTGCCACTGTCGGTTTGGAAATAACGCGTAGTTACTACCGGAATGAAAATCACTTACAACAACACGCAAAACGTCGTGGGTCGTATTTTGTGTCTTTTTCTTTTTCATTTATCCTCTTCGAGCCGTCGCGTGCGATGGGTAAATTTCCTCACGTGTTCCGGTTCGGTCGCGGGCTTCGATCTCAGCATTCGCCGCGTCTCGCATCTGCATCGTGCTGATTCCAAATTCCTCAAATTTCTCGTTGTATAAAACTTCGGTCGTCCTGCAATACCAATGGAATGGCGGGTCAGGCACGCGGTCACCAAATCGCGGCGTGCCCGTCAATTTGAACGGCTTGTCGAGTGGTTGGATCTGTCCATGCACCCGCAGGCAACAATCCGTCGTCCGTTCATCAATGGTGGCGATGGCTTGCTTTTTGTACTCGGTCGCCGTCACAAGCTGGTTCATCGTCGCCAGATACGCAGCGATCAACCCGCTGGCATATGTCCACACGTCGCGGGTCTCCTCGAGCTGCGCCTCGTTACCAGACGAGCGCCACAAACTAACGCGCCCATCCCCCACCGTCTCAGAGACAAGCCGCGCCAGGATGGCGGCATCATCCGCGCCAGCCATCCGCAACCGTGCCGCCGCAACGTCGAGATTGCTCTCGAGCGTATCCAACCAAACCGGCGAAGACGTGAGAAACGCCTCCTCTCCGTCGCGCTGAATGTCCGAGTTGGATACCTCAAGCTGTGCCGGCTCCACAACAGGCAAGCCAGCCCGCCGCGCCATGTCGATTTGTTTACGCGTGTAATTGCCAACAGTGCGGCGAATGTCACGCCCTGCCTCACGTCCCAGCGCGGAAATCTCACGCCGCAACGACTGAATTTCACCCCGCAGCTGACCAACGGCAGAACGGCTCACGCCCTCGCGGGTGAGAATGTCAAGCCACGCCCGCCGCGCTTCACGCCGCTTGACTTCCACTTGGCGCAAATACTCCGTCTCGACGGCGGTCAGCTTCCTGATGAACGTCGTTGCCACCTGAATATCAGGCATTCACACCCTCGGCATTGCCAGCGCCGCGCCGCATGTTCTCAAGCTCGATTTGCGCCATTTCCAGATCGATGGCGTCCTTCGGCATGATCGGCAAGATCGGGCGCTCTGCATCCAGGATGAGCTGCGGGTCGTCCAATGGCGCGATCTCGCTCAGTCCCAGCCGTTTTGCTGCAACGCCAGCGATCTGCATGGCTTCGACCATGGCGCGGTCATAGTTCGGGCGCGTGCGTTTGATCTTCAATATCAATTCCATAAGCTGCAGTTCGAGCGTTTGGGTCGCAACCTGCCCCGCCTTTTTCAGTTCATCAAACGACAACTCCGGCAGCGCCTCATGCACACCGCTCTTGATCTCGCGAATGAACTCCAACACGCCGTTGATGTCAATGTCCGAGGCGAGAAATTCTGCACTTGCGCCAGCCGGCAGGAACCACGCAATATCACTACCGCGCTGCAAGTCAGTCGGCTCCGCGCCAGCAATTACCGTCTGCGGCTCGTCATGGCGCTTGATGATGCTCAACAATCGGGTCGCCATGTCGTTGGTCTCGTCCAGGAGCGTGATGGCTTTTTGGTAGGTGCATTCTCCGAGATCTGTCCCATCGTTGATGTGGACACATTCCACAATCGGGATTCTGCCCTGCGTGTTTTCCATCACCGCGTCTCGACCATCGTAACCAAACGGCTCGCCTGCCTTGAATGTGGTGATCGTCTGTGCGGTGATGACCTCAGCATATTCGTACAACTTGCCATCGTCGCCGGTTCGGGTCTCGATCCAGAATGCCATGTCAGGACGGTCAGAATACAATCCGCTGTACACCAACATAAAACGGGTCGGGTCAGCAGGCGAAACGATCACGCTTCCGTTATCGCTCACACGCAAGCCGCTCACGCCATACACCGCGCCATAATGCACGAACAACACGCCGTTGGTGTCCCATTTCGACGCATCAAACAGCGCATCCCGCGCCGGTTGCCACGTTTTTGAGCGCGGGTCTTCTTTCGGGAACGACCATCCACTTGGGATTATTCCAGCGTCCACATCAACGGCACGTGCAAAAGGCAAAAACAACGGCTTAATGCCGCCATTCGCCTTCGGTCCCAAAAACCAAAAATTGTCCTTGGTCTTTTGGTAGATACTGCCGTCGTAATATCCGCCGCGCGCAGAAAGTTCCTTCTGGCGTGCGTCCCATTGTTTTTTGTAAGGCTTGAACTGCGGTAAATTAAAAACAGAACTCATGACTCATACTCCTGTAGCATCCGCTCAACCTCGCTCTCACTGCGGGTCGGCTGGCGCTTGATGGTGGGTTGTGGCTTGCCATATAGATCGACCTTGTGCGCCTGCGCCTTTGCGCCCTTGCGCTTGATATATCCGATGATGTACCGCTCCGCATCCAAAAGGTGAAACGTCGCCTTGTCTGCGATCCGTTCTGTCGGTTGGTCGCGGTCATCCAACTCGCGGGCGTATGTGTGTTTCTGGTCAAGGTATTCATGCAGATCGTTGAATACGATGATCTCATTGTTGGCGTGCGCCTCGTAAACGCGGTCAATGCCTACCTCCACCATTTTGATATCAGGCTCACGCACGGGCAGACCGTTGGCGCGGAACTCTGCACGCCAGTTCCCTTCACTCTTGGCACCGCCAACACAGAACGGGACACGCGGCTCGCCTTTCATGATGGCTTGCACATGCGCCGCAACGGAAAACCCGCCACTGTGATAAGTCCGGTATAAAAACATTCGTCCGCTGCGCGGCTCTTTGGCGTAGAAACAAGCCGCAAGGTTCACAAGACCGAAGTCAAGCCCGATGTATCGCTCCCAACTTGCAGGGATGTTGAAGCGCGGGCAGGTGTGTAACTCGTCGTCGAAATTGTCATAGATCAATCCGGCAGGACGTGAAAAATTGCCGTTGTAAAACATCTCGAACTTCCATGCCGGCATGGTCTTTTTGCGCTCGTAATATTCGTCTTTCGGGAACGCCGGATTCATGATGCTCTTGAATTGGATGACGTCAATGTCATCGTCACCCGCTCGCCAGCGGTCAAACACCAGCGTCTTGAGCCAGCCGAGGTTGTAGGGGGTCGTCCCCGCCAGCAACCGACCACGCGCCAGCGATAGGCGGCGTATGATTGCCTCATACGCTCCAACGCCGAAACGGTCTTGCCCACACTCGTCCAGGATGGCACCCTTCGCCGTCGCAGACTCAAGCCCACCCTCGGCATCTGCCGAGCGGAGAATGATTCTGGAAAACATGCGCGGCTTGTATTGCTTGACGATCATGCGCTCGCTGGGTGAGTACTGCCATCCGAACAGGTCGCAGAAAAACCGCTGCATTTCCGGCAGGAACTTGAGTTTCAGCAGGTCATACGTCGCAGTCACGGCAAGATAATCGCCCTCCCCTCGTGCGAGTATTTCCCGATTGAGTAGCAACGGCAGAAACGACGTTTTGCCGCTTTGCGTGCCGGCGATGATGAAGACCTGCCGGCGCGTGCTATCCCATGCGCGGGTTTGCCCTGGGTGCAGGCGCACGGTCACTTTGCCGTTGTGTACCGCAAGGAGGTCGCTCACTCGCTCGCCTCTCCGCTTTTGATTACTTCGATAATGGTCGGCTTTACGGTTTCGCCGTTACTGGTCACATCCAGACGGTCGCTGTATCCTTCGTCACGCCCATCCTTGCTGTTTTTCAATTGCAAGGCAATCGCCCAGCCTTCGCCGCGTTCAATGGCTTCGTCTAGCTTGTACATGGCTCGCTCGGTTCGGCGTTTCTTCCAATGACCGATAACCTCACGCGCTTCTTCGCTTTCGGCTATATACCGTTCGATGGTAGGGAAAGACACACCCAAAATCTCAGCCGCGCCGGTCTTCAACCCGTGCGACTGCTTGAGTGCCTCTACCACTTGTTCGGTTTTTAGCTTCTTTTTTGCCATATAAGACTCATTAATCGATTAATTCCGGCGTAATCCCTGTCGCTGTGTAGAAGCGTTCGAGGATGACAGCACCGTATTTCTCGCTCAGTTCCATTGCGTAACAGCGGCGGTTTAGGTTGTGGGCGGCGATTATGGTTGTGCCACTGCCTGCGAAGGGTTCGGCTGTAATGTCGTTCTCGCCTGTCATAGCCTCAATATATTGTTGCGGCAATGTAACGGGCATGACTGCGGGATGATATTTTGTCATATCCCTTGCTTGCTCATTTATCAGAGTTGAAACAGTCCCTAATTGCCTATGAGAGCGAATAACTAAATTTTTACCCTTCTTTACGCTTCCATCAGTCTGCCTATTGCTCGAATGGTCGTTATACTCTCCACCGCTTTTGTTGGGGATAGTTAGGTTTAGTTCTTTCCTGCTCCTGCCGAAAACGAAAATAAACTCGTGCTGAATTGCAAACATAGCCGTAATCTGCGCCATCGAAAAGCCCGCGTCTTCTCTATTCCAAACATTCCACGATAAAAACTTATATCCGCTATCTTTTGCGGTCTTTATGTAATCATTCCAATACTCAAATATTTCGTTTTCTTTTCTTTGTATTCCTAGATTGACAACCTGATAATTGCAGAAATCAGAAAAAGCATGAATAAACCTTACGAGATTCTCTACACCTAAATCCCCGCCTTCGTAATCCCGCATATCTGAATAAGGCGGGCTTGTAAACAATAACTCCGCCCTCTCCCCGCCCATCAGCCTTTCGACGTTCTCCCGCACCGTACAATCGCCAATCAGCAAACGATGCTCCCCCAGCCTCCACAACTGCCCCGTCGCCGTTTTCCACTTCTCCGCCAGTTCCCCAGCGCGGTCAATCTGCGGCTCTGCGTCAACGGGTTCGACCGTCTCAGACTTGAGCAATTCCTTCAAGTTATTTGCATCGTTGTTCCATTGCTTCAGCGTATCCGCGTTCATGCCCCACGACTGCAAATCGCCAGCGTTCCAGCCGGAAAGCTGCTGCCAATTCCATTCACCCGTCGCGCCAGTGTGCAACGTAATAATGAGTTCCTTATGCTCTGCTTCCGTCAATTTGCGGTCTGCGACCATTGCGTCCATGACGTGATCCGCGCCGTACACCGTCAACCACGCGCTCAAGCGTTGGTGTCCATCCAATAACAGATAACGCCCGTTCTCCTCAGGGTTGAGAAGGAACGGGACAGGCTGCCCGAATTTTGTTTCCGAGTCAATGATCCGCTTCGCTTGCGCCTTCGTACTCATGCGCGGGTTTCCTTCCCACGCTGCGATCTGCCCAAGTTTTACGCGGACGGGTGTCCATTTTGGTTTCATCTGCTCTATCTTTCTCTTGTCACACAAAGCGTCTCACCACACCAACAACGCGCAAAGGCATGGTCGCACTCAAAATACTTAGGCGGCTTGAAAACGTGACCAAGCCAGCCATGCACCCGACGGATTGCCCTATGAAGCATGTAAAACCACTCCATACGGCGCACCCGCCGACTTGATAAACTCATCCCACGAATAAACCTCGATCCGGTTCGGGAATGGGTTATACACCTCCACCCCACCGTAGCCCGTCCGCTCAGGAATAACATCAGTCACCACAACCCAATGCAACACACCCGAAGGCTTGAGCCTGCCGGTGTGCTTGTCGATCCGCACCGAAACAATCGCCCGCCCTGCAATCGCCTTGAGTCCGCTCACGGTATAACGCGCTCGAGCAACCACCGGATCGGTCAACACCGAAGCCAGCGAAACAGAATGACGGTCAAACGCCGTCAGCATAGATTGAACATCCGCCACGCCCGTCCCTCGCGCCTGCTTGCTGCTGAATAGATTGAATACACTCTGATAGATCTTCGGCTCGTCCTTCTGCCATTCGGCTAAAACGTCCTCGAGCGATACACCAAGCACATACGCGGCACATAATTGCCCGCATAAATTGACCTGCTTGACGCCGTGAACGAGCGCGAATTGTTCCGCGTCCGTTGGGTCTGCGGTTGCACTTGAGATCTTCACGCAGTTGGACGGCAGGTTTTCGATGTACCCTTCGAGAAAGCCGACATAGACAAAACCGGTATATTTGCGGGTCGCCGTCGTGTACGTCACCATCTCGCGCTCGATCATGAGATAGCCGGAGGGAAACATTTCGCTCCACCCGTCCGCCTCTACGATGGTGCGTTCAGGCACGACGGTTATTTTTTTCCCGTCGTAGTCGTACATCGGAGCCGTGGCATTGACCCATTTTTTCATTTTGGGGATGGGATGGAAAACGCAAAAAAGACCAGGCGAATAACAACATCACCCAACACCAACAACGTGATGGCGTTGATCTTCGTCTCCCAGCCGAGCACCTTGTCGCGGATGGCGACAAATCCAGGCTTGCCGTTTCCCAACAAAAGCTCATGGTCTTTTGAGACAGTCTCGTCAATATGCTTGCGACTGGCAAGTTCAAGTTTTATTTCCGCCTGCCCTTTGCTCAGGTCGTCAAGCCTCTGGATCAACCCGTCATATTGCTCTTGTGTCAGTACAATATTTTTTTCTGTTCTTGGCATGATATTGGCTCCTTGATCCCCCGCCCTGTCGCCGTGACTCTGGATTCTCGCGGGCGAGCGTATCGGGCGGGGGTCGGTACAGCCTGTCCGTTTCATTGCGCAGAGAGCGGGACAGACCAGGAGTACCCTACGCGAGCAGGCTCGCCGCCTTGAGTTTTTCATGCGCCAAGTTGGACGCAAGCATCAAAAGCAAGGCATTGACCAATTTCAAAAGCTCAGGATCAAATCCGTCAAGGACAGATATATATTGAGTAATATCCACGCCAAAGAAGTGCACAACAAAGAACGCCACCGCTGCCGCAAAGATGAACGTCAGTCGATTACGCAGACTCAGCCACTCCCATTTGGCGGTGACCATGTTCCAAAACACCTTCAACAATTCAATGCCGCGCTCGGTCGAAAGACCCAGCACCAACAACGCCACGAGCAGCTTTCCAAGTTCGATCAAAATATCCATGGTTTCTCCTTATGATGTAGAAAACAAAAAAGCCCGCGCACCTTTGGAAAGGTACAGCGGGCTTAAGGCTCTGGCTGTCTGGCGGTCTGCCGAGTGTTTGATCACGGAGGGCAGGACGCGGGCTTGATTTTTGTGTGATTATACTCTCGATTTTCCAACGATGGAAATTATACGCTCCTTGAGAATGACCCCTGGTTAGCAGATACAACCCCGTCGAGGTCGCCTTCCATGCCGCTCCATAACTCGAACTGCTTGAGCTGTTGGTCTGCTTGGTTCTTATACCGCCGATGAGCAGATCGGGCAGCGCCAGCTTTCTCACGCACGATCACCAGCAGCATGGACTCAATCGCATCAAGCCGATTCTTGACCTTCTCAAATTCTGCGAGCGTCACTTCCATTCACAATCCTCCACATAATCAGCGTGAACATACCCAGTAAATATTTCGTCACCAACCAACACGGTCACCGCCAGCCAATCACCAGAACGACCGTTCATTTCCAGATTTTGCCCATCACGCAGAACAGCGACCACCGCATACGATGTACCAGCACCAGCCCGTAAATTGAGCATCCCGTCACCGCCAGGCAGGGCGTGAACAATCAGGCAGTTGCCCGCCTCAAGCGTTGGCACAGGTTTAGCAAGCGTTGGCAATCGGTCGGCAGATGTTTTTCCAGCTTCGCCGTCTGTTACGACTACAATTCTACATGCCAACGCCTGCAATACGAGAATAGATAGACATAACAATAATTTGGATTTTCTCATATTTTCCGTTTCCACGTGTTGCCAACACTTCACAGCGTTGGCACTTCTTCAGTGTCGATTAGGTCGTATATATCCGATCCGCTTTTATCCTTGCCAACGCACTTGACCTTAGCGTTGGCAATCCCAAACCAGGCGCGACCCGTCGTTTTGTCATTGTAAATAATGAGTTGACGGCTCTTTGCCAACGCTTCGAGACCTGTCCAACTGACTGCCAACGCTTGCCGGCGTGTCATTGCGTCCGAATTTTGGGCGGAGCCGCTCGAATTGTTCTTTTCTTGCACCTTTGCTTTTTGAACCGACATACCAAACCGTATTCCTTTCTGCGTTTCGCGTTCTCCAACAAATACCGCGCAGATCGCCTTTTTCGTTGTATCGCGGCTCCATACGACTGCCAACGCTTGCCGAAGCGTTGGCAATGACAATTTCTTCGACGTCATGGCTTGCCAACGCTTCAGGCATGCTTGCCAACACTTGATTTTTAGCGTTGGCAAGTGTTGGCAATACTTCCTGGGCAGGGTGGTCTTTTACCTCTGCCCGTTGGTAGGGTTTAGCGTCAGATCTTCGATATAGTTTGGAGTGTTGGCAGCAAAAGCGGTCACAGGCGCCGAAGCGTTGGCAATCGGTGTCGAAGCGTTGGCAGGCGTTGGCACATATTTATTGCGGTCTTTTTGCCACTGATTCTCGCCACGTGCCGCGCCAATGCCGGAAGACTCAGCTCGCGCCTTTTCTGCATACACCTGTGCGGCATGTACAGCGATGTCTTTTTGTGCTTCCATCTGCGCGAGACGCACCTCCATATCCGCATCAACCTGCGCCTCGCGGAGGCTCATCTCAGCCTGGCGGCGCAAAACCGCCTCCTGCGAAAATTGGCGGTACAGCTCGCCAGCCGCCACGTTGATCATCAGCATGGTCGGCAGGGCGTACACGATCCAGCGTTGCACACTCGGCGGCACTTCCTGAAATGAGCTAAAGAACCCGAAAGCGGTGGCGATCACATCACTGGCGGCATATGCAGTAACACACGTGCCCAAGAACGTAAAAATGACCATCACGGAAGATGTGATCAGTTGCGTGTTATTGTCCGGCTCTCGCATCATAAATTTTTTGAGCCAATTTGCAAGCCCATACTCAAAAAAGATGGGGAAGGACACGCCATACAGGAGAGCTGCAAAAATATTAGGTAGGTCACCTTTTGCGGTAACAATCCCACCGTCAACACGCACGCCCAGCCCGATGGCAATGCCGGAGAACATCGAGAGCAGCGCACTCAGAAACAGCGCAATATACAAAAGCGGGTGATCGGTAAAATCTTTCGTCGCCACCTTGAGGCTTTCGGCTCGCGCTTGTGCCTGCTTCCTCATTTCGGCTTTCACTTTTTCGACGTATGTGCTCATAATACAAAACCTTTCGTGGTAGGTAGATTAATCAGAGAGGACAGGCATTCGAGCATCCAGAGCCATATATAACTGGAAGGTATCGAATGCCGCGTCCGCTCCGTGACAAACTGCAGCCATGGCGCCGGCAGCCTTTGCCGCCTGCAGCCATTCCAACTGATCCTCAGACGCGCCGCCGTGCTTTTTTTTGGCTCGCGCTTCCGTTTTCATTTCGATGGCGAGATACGCATATCGTCCTCGCGGTTGCAAATACAGCAGATCCGCCACACCGTTGACCCATCCCTCGCGTTTGTATTTCATGATCAGCGCCATTTTGCGGCGATAGTCTCGCCCAGCGATCCAGACGCCGTTGAGGGTGGCAAAGAATAACGGGCGGCTAAAATCCGACTGGTTGCGGTATTCATACAGCACACGATCCACAAAAACAGACTGTTCGTTATGCTCCGATGGGGCGGCGGCTTTACGTGTTGGCATACTTTCCCAAATTCTCGTTGACCATTTTTTCCCACCATGCTGGCACGTATTTAGCACCGCCCCTGCATGGCAAGATTGCGATTCGACCCCGCCTCACGCCACTATCCAGCCGGTGCTTCATGACCGATTTAGAGGTCGTGCCGGTTGCGTCCATCAGGTCGAGAATAGACGGTGGCATTTTGCGCTCAATGGTCAATCGGTCGAGCGCGTCCCAGGCGGCGAGTTGGCATGAGGTAGGGTGTCGGTCTGTCATTTTGCGTTTCCTTTGCGCGTCAATACCCACACAAACTGACCACGAGAATTACGCACACCATTTTTCATAAACTCCCAGCCGGTCAAGCGCGATTCCTTCTCGACCAAAACGAGCGCGGCTTGCTGTCCGATATTCTCCCAGCAGGTCACAGAGGCGGCGTGTCCGCCTTCCCATGCGCCCCAGTACACATGCGGCGTTTCCAGGTCTTGCAGTTGGTCGGTCATAAAAGCACCTCATTTTCACTTATCACATCACGGGGGTGTAATGTATAATACGGTCCACTCGCGCGAGTACCGGTCGCATCTGCAAAGACATAAAGGCGGATGCTGTCAGCAGTTTCAAATGTGACCCCGCAGCGCATCCCCGCAATCTCCATTTTTTCAGTTTCATCCGTCCTGGCAACTCGTCCAAATCGGATATAACGCCCTTGTTGAGGGACGATAAATTTCGGTTGAGTCTGACCCGCCGCGATCAGATCGGCGAGTAATTCAGCGGCATGTCGTTTTCCCATCATGCACCTCGAAATTGATAAAAAGCAATGACTTTGTTTGTCGCTTGCTTTGGAATTTTTATGTTTAATTTGAGTTCGTGGCTCATTTCGGCTCCTGTTTTTTATTGGTTTATTGCGTTTGTAATTCGCCAAATTCTGAAATAGAAACAAACTTCACGTAATATCCGCTCGTTGTATTGATAAGCGTTTGAATATGACTCTCGAGCCATTGAACGGCGTAAGAGTTCCTGCACGTAACAACCATAAATTGATCTTGAATACCGTTTACCTCCGTGTCTTTTAGCCAGGTCTCAAATTGCGCCTTTGGCATTTCGGCTTGCATTCTGTTTTTGATTTCAACCCAATTATCTTTAATAGATTGATTAATATATAAATTTTGGGGGTTAATGTTTTTAAGTTCGGGTGACATCTTGTCACCCGAAGGAATGTCACCCGAAGGGATGTCACCCAATGATTTTCCAATTTTGTCACCCTGACAACTTGTCAGGGGTGATAACTTGTCACCCCCATCGCTAAACGGGATGTAATATCTATTGGTTCCTCTTGGTCCCATTCCGTCAGGTATAAGAATTTTCATATCCTCAAGATCGCGCGCTAAACGTTGAACGCTTCGAGCGTCATAGCCTGTTTTCTTCGCTATGGTTTCGACTGCTGGGTAAATATTGCGCCCGTTATGGTCTGCATGATCGGCGTATGCAACGAGAACGTATTTATGATTGGGTTTGAAGTCTATCCCGTTTACATTTGCAGGACATGGAAAATCCCAAACAAGCGACATGGCTTTCACGCTCATTATCCAACTCCCTGAAGCCGAATTTGTCCGCGCTGTTGGAATGCCTTGCGCACACGCAGCGCCTTGATCGTCACCTGAATGGCGCGGTCGTTATTGCGGTTGGTCGTGGTGCCGTAGATCTGAAACTGAATATGCGAGCGGGGGATCGGTTTTCGCGCCTTACTTACGATCTTGAGGACATCAGATTGCAGGTCAGTCAGTTCGTTTTTCATCGTTCATCTCCTTTTTGAATTCATTAGTTTTATGACCTCACGCCGCAGATCTTCGTGGCGTGCTTTCAACTCGTCTATCGGGTCGCCCATCATGTCGATTTTTGCGATAATGTTCCCGAGTTCGTCCTTTACATCCCGACTCAGTCCGCCGCTTGCGGTCATATGTCGGGATTTCAGGCGTTCCACCTGCGACTGCAGGTCTTCAATGGTTTGCGCGTCCCGCTGCTCCCTCTCGTCAGCCTGTTTTCGGTCTTTGACAATCCGATAAAATAGCAAAACTACAACAGAAAGGAGGATAACGCCGGCTATATATTCCATTTGCATATCTCCATTTCTCACCACTAAACATTGACGAAAAACTGACAAATAAGAAAATAGGGTATATACATGATTGCAATGATGCAGGAAGTGGAAAGATTTCTTAGAACATGCAAATCCCCCAATACCGCTGCCGGTTATCGCCTGGTGCTCACTCGACTCGTTGAGTGGCTATCGGTGCGTTCACTTGCGTTCACTGACATCACCCCAGTGCTATTCGATGAATTTCTCAACGATCAGCACCAGTGGAAGGCTGTTTCAAAACACCTGGCATTTAATGTCACCCGATCATTTCTGCGCTGGCAGTATGGGGAGGAACACGCACTGTCAAAGGTTCGCCGTAAACGTCCAAAATCCAAACCGCAGCCGACAATCACCCAGGCTCAGTTCGAGCGGCTGCTCGAGTTTTTCAATACGATGACCCCCATCGGCGCGCGCGATCTGGCTCTTTTCTCGCTCGCCGCTGAAACGGGTCTCAGGGCAACCGCTCTATGCAACCTCAAGATGGCAGATCTGCATCTGGAGTCGTTGTCTCTTATTGCGCTGGATAAAGGGGCGGATGGTGGGGAGTGGCGCATCTGCAAATTTAGCGCGCCGGTCGCGTCGTACCTTGCCGCATGGCTGGCTCATCGTCAGACGATTGCCCTGCCTGATACTGATACCGTATTCTGTTCCGTGTATGGAATCAAAAAAGGCAAGCCGAATCATCGTTTCGGCTTGCTGTCACGCTGCAGGGAAATCTCCGAGAAGGTCGGATTCAAATTCACCCCTCACGTGTTCAGGCGCTTCATGGCAACGCGTATGTTGCAGCTCAAAGCCTCAACGATTGCAACCATGCGCCAGGGTGGGTGGAAAGATGAGAAAGAGTTCCGAAAGTACATCACAACCTACCAGTTGGACGACATGACGGACTATTCTGCGGTCGTGGACTATCTCAAAAAGAGATAATCAAAAGAGTCGGCTCGGCTCGCGTGTGTTGAGCCGACTTTTGAAACTCCGCAAAACCTCATAAGCCCTTGGTCGGGAGTTCAAATCTCCCCCTCGGCACCATAATCGAGGACGCATAAGTCGTTTTTCGTAAATATTCAGTTTGTAAGGTTCAGCCGTGCGCCCCTCTGACTCCCCCGCTGTTCGTGGCAGCGGGGGAGGGCGGCGAACCGCCAGATCAAGGAGGAGGGGAATGAACAAAACTACGCCGGTCTTCCCATCAGGAAGCGGCGCGGTTTACGAAAGATAGCCAGCAAAACAGCAATGCTGGCGATGATATAGGTTAGTGGGGATGATGCAATTTTATAAGCCATTACAGCTCCGGCTGTTTGGTTCCCATCTCCTTGTGTAGCTTGGCGGTTACTGAAAGAAGATTGGGAATGACGGGAGACGATCTACTACTTCGGTGGCGGGTCGTCTTTCTTTTTGTCTGCCACCGGTGGATCTATTTTTTTGATGGGAGTTTAATTTCGATTATTTCACCAATCGATTTAACTCCCAGAATAGTTGCGACCTTTGCGGCGTTTATTGCAGTGATGTTCGTTTCGCCTTCGTAGATACGTTTTGCAGTACCTTCGCTTACTCCGGCTTCCGCGATCATCTTGCCAACAAAATACCTGTCGCTCCATCCCTTTGCGTTGCACAGGCGGCGGACATGGCTCACTAAAACTACATCCATGCCGACCTCCTTAGGTTGGGTAAATGTTCTTAACATGCGGAAATAATAAACCATCATATTAAATTTGTCAATGTATTTATACAGAATTTTATACAATTTTTTCTTGACAAGCCCACGCCCATCGTTTATACTCCAGACTGTAACCGCCAAATTACACACCCCACGCCCGCCATGGGCGGGGGACATCATAAAAGGAGATGAACGTATGTCCGAACAAAAAGCAGATTATTCAATTACGGGGGTAAAAAATCTGGCTGCAAGCCTTGAGGAGCTTTACGCAAGGCGCGACCTCTTGAAGATCCAGCACAATGACGCACGAAACGCAGTTGTCCCCGAAGACGTGAAATCCGCTGTTGCAGATGTTGACGCGGAATTTGCTCCCATGCTCGAAGGCATTGCACAGAAGATCGAAGAGGCTGAGGCTGAGGTCAAAAAAGCCGTTTTAGATATTGGGGAAACCATCAGCACAGAAAATATCCAGGTCATCTACAAAAAAGGTGCTGTATCTTGGGACTCTAAAAAATTAGATGGACTCATGATCGTAATCCCGCAGCTTGAGCAGGCACGCAAGCAAGGTGAGCCGTCTGCCTATATCAAGACCAGAAAGGCAGCCTAGCCATGGGACTCACTCGCAACGGTAAACGCATCGGCATGGCTGCCTGGGCAGAAAAGCGCGATTTTCGCGACGCCATCGAAGCTAGAGGTCCGTCACTACTGACAGACCTTGACCATGCGCGAATCGAACTCATTGTCGCCACATCGTTCATGGATAATATGCGCTGGATGGACAGCAAGCACGGCGGATATGACGCGCAGGTCGCCGATGCTGAAAAACGCCACGCCGCCTCCCTCGAGCGCTTCAACGAATTGCAGGTCAACGCACTGGTGACACGCCGCGACTCCCTGCTCGCTGCCATGCGCGAAGAGGCTATCGACCAGGAAACCGCCTTCGCCATTATCGAAGAACTTGCAGAGATCGAGACCGCGTTGCAGTCAAGCGGGTATGTCTCAGTTGATGAATATCCATTCTAAGGGAGATTGAACATGAACGAATTAGCTCTTGTGAAAAACGAAATTAGCGCAGATCAAGTCGATCTTATCAAACGTACGATTGCCAAAGGTGCAACCAATGATGAGCTTGGATTGTTTCTGCAGCAATGCAAACGCACTGGTCTTGATCCGTTTGCCCGTCAGATCTACATGCGCAAGCAATGGGATAGCAAAGAACAGCGCGAGGTTATGACTGTTGGTACGGCAATCGATGGGTTTCGGGTGGTTGCCGAGCGATCAGGCGAATACGAGGGACAGGTTGGCCCGTTATGGTGCGGTGAAGATGGAAACTGGATCGATGTGTGGATTTCCAATAATCCACCAGTCGCAGCAAAGGTTGGTGTTTGGCGTAAGGGATTTCGGGAGCCAATCTGGGGAGTTGCAAAATACAGCGAGTATGTGCAGCTCAAGAAGGACGGAAACCCCAATAGCATGTGGTCGAAAATGCCAGCCAACCAATTGGCAAAATGCGCCGAGTCTCTTGCTCTGCGTAAAGCGTTTCCGCAAGATTTGAGCGGACTTTACACAGCCGAGGAGATGGAACAAGCCAATACCACAGAATACGCGGGAAATGATATTGATGTTATCGACGGAAACGCGACGCATGAACCGATGGATTATGACGAGGCTCGTCAAATGACCGTCAAGGTAAAAGGCAGAGATAGATTTGTAGGCGAGTTGACAAAAGAGCAGTTAGATTACATCCTGGAGAACGGGAAAGATAACCGTGTGATTGAAGCAGCAAAAGTTGTGCTAAAGAACGACTTTAATATGGTGCAACCATGACCACAACAATTGATGGGTTTATCGTCACCGCAACAATGAAAGCGTATGGTATTTACACCTGCATCGTCACAAAAGGCGCAATGTACAAACAATACATCGTATTTGCCATTGACGCTGAAACCGCCTGCCGAAAGGCATACGAGCACGCATCCAAATAACAATATATTCGCCCTGCCTCATCCAATGGGGCAGGGCAGGAGTCACCACGAATGACCACAAACACACAAAAACCAATCGCATATATTACAAGCAATCACGGTCGGCACGAAGTGATAGTCCACGAAATACACATTGACAAGAGCGGCGTCATGATCGCTCGTGTGCAATATGCCGCAGATCGCCTCGGTCACATATTCGAGATTGTTGCAAAGCGCGTCAGTGTTGAAAATGCGCCAGCACACGAATCGGAGGCGGCATGAAGGCACAGGATTATCTAGCCGGAATGACTCAATCCGAGGCGATACACTACATCCAAACCCTGCCAGGACTCAGCCGCGAGGAGTTTGCCGAGCTTATGAGAGTGGCGCAAACGAAACCATCAAAACGCTATGGCCCAGAGACGGATCTCGCGCAAATATCCAAACAGCGGGTTGAGGAGATTGTCAGATTTGTGCGCAAACGCAGAACAACGACTAGGCGCGAAATGATCAAGCACTTTCGCTGGAACGGGACAACACTATATTTCACGATTCGACACGCCCAGGCACTCGGATTTATTGCGTCGGACATGAACGAGAGACGCGAGAAAGTTTATAGAGTGGCAAAATAAAAATCCGATCATGCACACACCCAATCCCAACAATTACCGCATGTGGTTAGGCGAGGAAGTAAACAAGGCTTTATTTACTCTTGTTGCCAATAAGAACTCCAACGCCCTAAAGGAGCTATCCGTCACAGAGTACGTCGAAAAGATGATCGCGCACTGGTGGAAGCAAGAATTTCCCGATGTTCCCGTGCCGTTTAATGTCAAGCGGTACGATGCAGATTTAGATTTTGTACAATCTGGTTAAATCATAGTTAGTTGCTTAGGAGAAAAATGATAACTGTTCAAACTGAAATAGCCGAGAAGGTAGCATGTATTTGTTGCGGTGCTGAAAAGTATGCCACGCAATCACCGTATCTATGTCACAACTGCTGGAAAAATGGCGAAGCTGCCAAACTTATTCAGCAACTAACACAGCGTGCACTTGACGGGCTGTGGGCATGTGAAAATTGCGGAGACTGGCTTGAAAATGGAGAGTGTAAGAATTGCGAGTCTCCATTAGCCGCCCGCAAGTAACGCAAACCGTTAGCCCGCTCTGGGCAAAGGAGAATAATGTCTAAAATATTACGATTACTTGATTTATCTTTTGAGGCTTGGGCAACTCTCGACCACACATTTCACGAGAGGCTGGCAGGCGATTTGTACGAAGCCATCGAGGATGTTAGAAACGAAAATAACACATCTCAAATGGAGGCTTTCGACGAGGCTCTTGAATGGGCAGCAAGTTGGATCACTGGGGCGCAGTTACTTGGTCGCAGTGAAGAAATCCAAGAATATGCCAGCAACATGGCAATGTCCATTCGGGCGGCTAAACGCGGGCTAACACAGCGTGCACCCGACGTTTGCCCCGCAGATGGTGGTAAGCATAGTTGGCATCCAAACAAAGATAATTATTTAATTTACTCGTGTCGCAAATGCGGGGCACGCGGGTAACGCAAACCGTTAGCCCGCTCTGGGCAAAGGAGTGTCATGGTAGATATTACAAAAATTTCAGAAGAAGAATTGAACAACGATTACAGAATCGCGCATAACGAAAGGCAGTTTTGCGAAATGGCTATGTTTGCAGGTCTTAAAGAATACAATGGTGTTGACCTTGCAGAGCAGATTATGAAAGCAAATACTATTATGGAAAAGATAATGTCTGAAATCAATCGGCGCGGGCTAACACAGCGTGTACCTGACACTTTGGACTCTGTCGCATCTAAAGCAGTTTTCAAAGCCTCAGCCAAATTCACTTTAGAAGATGAATCTTAACCTGCCAAAGTGCAGGTAACGCAATCCGTTAGGTGGCTGAAATGCAAAATTTGATAACTGATGAAGAATGGAAAATGTTGTCAGCGGAAAGCCGTCATCGGCTGAATCTCTTGCTTGCTTATCCGTGTGAATGGCAAATCCACGATGAAGAAGCAAACGCATGGGAATCTGCCTGCGGGCTTGTGTGGTGGTTTGAGGTCGGTTCGCCAGCAGAAAATGAAATGGCGTATTGTCCTAAATGTGGTCGCCACCTAACACAGCGTGCAGTGGATGAAGGGGATTCGTCCGCTCCCGAAGGTGATGCGTCACCCGAAGTTTTACCCGCTGGTGAGGCTGGTTCTACGCCCGCCCTTCACCACTAACGCAAACCGTTCGGCGGACGCTCACTGAACATAACGAAAGGAAAATAAAATGACAAAGGTAATGGTGTTCAATTTCAAAACTATGCAGTTTGAGCAAGCCAGCGAGGAAGAGGGCAATGATCTTCTTTCGCTAATCAGTGCTATGAATAGCGAATGCGCCGCCGAACAAAACATGCACGCGGACGGGGCTTGCCCCAAGTGCGGCGCAGAAGGTTACGTCATCTTAGGTGATGGGCGAAAATATTGTAATATCTGCAAAACGCCCCGCCGGTAATGCAGCCGTTAGCCGCAAACTGGCTTGAAGTTGGAGAAAAGGAAATTATCATGCCTCTAAAAGTTACTATCATCGTATCCGTACAAGACGCAGAACATGATCGCTATAGCGACCCAAGCGGTCAAGAAAGTGTTGAGCTTTATTGCATTGAAACTTCCGAAATTGAACAGGCTTCAAACGCGGTAGCCTCGTCACTCGTGAAGGTTGCCAATCTGAAATATAAGGCTGAAATCGCCGAGAAAGAATTAGAAGGCGGCTAACAAAGCGTGCACCCGACGCCGCGCCACAGTCGCATTTTTTGGACAGGTTACGGGCGCGGCGCGGGTAACGCAAGCCGTTAGGTGGCTTCCATGCTATCCGTTTACGACAAAATACAAAACGCTTGTTTTCAACTCAATCACGACGCATATATTTTGCAGTCGAAAACCAAGAAGCACATGCGCCAATTCTCGCCGTGTGAAAAATCGCTTGTCTTGCTAGAGTGCTTGCGTGAAGAAACTCACTTCGGTATGGCTATGGCTGTTGCTTCTAGAACTCACTGCAATTGTCACAACAATCTTTCCGAAGATGGCTTGTGGGCTATGTGTTTCGATGACACTGCCCGTCAAAATCATTATGCTGGTGCGGCGCGCCACCTAACAAAGCGTGCAGGCGACGAAGGGGATTCTCCCGCTTCCAAGCCTTTGTCCACACTCGAAGTTAGTCCCGCTGAGCAGGCATTATCTACGCCCGCCCTTCGCGCCTAACGCAAACCGTTGGGCGCAGGAGCGAAGTAGCATGAAAGCAAAGAAAGTTCTCAACCTTTACGCTGGGCTTGGCGGCAATCGTAAGTTATGGCAAGATGTCGAAGTTACTGCCGTTGAAATGGAACAAGATATAGCCGATGTTTACAAGGCACAATTTCCAAACGACACAGTTATTATCGGCGACGCTCACCAATATCTTTTAGATCACTCCGATGAGTTTGATTTTGTTTGGACTTCGCCACCTTGCCAGAGCCATAGTCGAATGATGAAAGCCACTCGCCACAAGGTACGCAAATATCCTGACATGGCTTTATATCAGCAAGTGATTTTCTTGCAAAACTTTTTCAAAGGTCAATGGGTTGTCGAGAATGTGAAGCCTTATTATGAGCCTTTGATAAAGCCAGCGGCAATACTTGGCAGGCATTATTTCTGGTCAAACTTTGCCATCTCACAGTTTGAAGTACCAAGCCCGAAAGGTTTTATCACAGCAGGCACGGTTGCCGAAACTCAAAAATTGAAAGATTGGTTAGGTATCCAATACGAAGGAAATATTTATTACAAAGGCAATCACTGTCCTGGTCAGGTGTTGCGTAATGCAGTTCATCCGCTTTTAGGCGAGCATGTTTTCCTTTGCGCCCAACAAACGGTTGCACCTGACCGCTTTCAGCGTGAGTCCGCCGCCGTCATTCCCCTGCAAAGTAATCTCTTTGCGGATGTACCGCCCGCTACAATCAGCGGCAGGTAAACCGAGCCGTTAGCCCGCTATCCCGTGACCCGTCAAGCCGCCCGTGTGGCAAAAGTGCAAAAACGGTCTTTAAGTCACCGCGTAGGTGGTAAGCGCGCGGAAATAATAAAAACCGACTCCCACCACGAATGGGAGTCGGCAGCGCAGAAAGACGGAGCCGATCTGCATTCATATTCTACCAAATACCAAAGTCAAATAAAAGATTATGTGGTTAGGCTATAACCACATAATCTATTTTTTATTGAAAATCCTATCATACGCCTCATCCAGGGCGCCACCCAAATGAGCGTAACGGTTCGTCGTCTGAATGCTCTTATGACGCGCCAACTCCTGCGAGATCTTGAGGTCGCCAGACGCAAGATACGTGACGGTCACAAAATAATGACGAAAATCGTGAATTCTTATGGAGTTTCGATCAACACCCGCTTCCGCAATTCGACCAACCACACCGCGCGCTGGATCTCCCTTTATCGCTTTCCACATCCCAGACGGCACAACCCGTTTTATTTTTTTTGATGCAGACTTATCGTGTCTCGCAAAGACAGGCTGAGAGGCGAGGGGAGAGCGCGAATTTGTGTCGATGCTTGCCCGTGCCTGTAAATATTCCTTTAGCGCCGCAATGGCACGATTCGAGAATCGCACCACCGCTTGTTTGTCGCCCTTGCCAACAATAACCGCCCACTGCTCCCTCCAGTCAATATCACCGCGTTTCAGGCTGCAAGCCTCGGAAATACGCAGTCCTGTATCAACAAGCGTCAACACAAATGCCCTGTCGCGTAGAGCGAGCAAGTCACCGCGCAGCTTTTCGCAATATTGAATAACGCGCTCAATTCCCTCTCGGTCGAAGTTGACAACCCTATCCCCCTGTAAGCTGATATAGTGTCGATCTGCCGCGTCCATCCTGGCTGTGTCGCCAACGCCAATGAAATTATATAAACTGCGAACTGCTGTCCTGTATTGTTTTTGAGTGGTGGGGGAGTGGTCATGAAGCGCGTGCAAAAACCTGGTGTAATTCTCAACCGTCAACTCACCGCCTGTTATGATGACAAATTGATTGATCGCGTTCTTATACGACCGGATTGTTTTGGGAGAGCGATTCAAGGTTGTTAGAAAGTGGTTTATTTGAGCCTGGGTCATTTTTCCTCTCTTTATTTTAGGTGAATGTTCCAATAATTATACTTACCTAAGATAAAAAACACAACGGGAGGTCGTTTTGACCTCCCGTTGTTACTCACCCATCGTTGTATAAAACATCACTTAATCACACCCTGCTCATTCGCCATACCAAGTAACCGCAAAGCCGCAGCAAGCGCATTTTCAAGTTCCTTCTTGGTCAAGCTGCTCACTGGCTTCCCTTTGCTCTTCGCGGTTTCCGCCTTCAGTGCATCCAGCCGCGCCTTTTTCGTTTCGTCAGTATAGGTCACACGTTTTCCATTTTTTTTGATCATATTGCAGCAACCTCCAGACTGATGTTGTTCCATGCGATTACCAAAAGGACAGTCGTATCACTAGATAGCTCGAACTCACCATACCCATCTGCGTCTGTAGATATATCCAACAGCTCATTATTGACCATGACTACCTCTGTTGAATTTGCAACTCCCCCCGCAATGTAAACAGTTACAAAATCAACGCCATTCGCAGTAATAATCGGATCTCCATTTTTAATTCCGATCTCTGGAGCCTTTACCCACAAACATGTAGTATCATTCAAAATATAGTTACCTTCCGGTTTAGGCGGAATGAACGCATCTCGTGCATGATCGTATGAATATCCTATACCTGCATAATTTTTGCGATACGGCTGTCCAGTGGATGACTCTCCACCATGCGTGTCATACGATGTGCGCTTACATGTCAGACCGCGATACTGACCATACCAAGTTTCAGGGTCTAATCCTTCTATCAATTCAGTTTCGTCAATACCTGATATGACTTCAACAACAATATTGTTTTCATTCAAAAATGCATAATGTGCCATATTAGCTCCAACTCACATTCCCGGTCCCAGCCGTGATGGTCGTCACTTTATACCCACCCGAAGGTGCAGCTGTAGATCCCGTCAACCCTGCCCCGATTGTGATCGTAAACGTGTCAGGGTACTTCAATAACACAACGCCAGACCCGCCAGCAGAGCCTACTTTGCTAGATCCACCACCACCACCGCCGCCGCCTGTATTTACAGTGCCCGCCGTTGAACTATTTGTGCCATCTGCACCATTGCCCCCACCGCCAGTTCCACCTGTTCCCCTCGTCGTATTCTGTGCGCCGCCCCCGCCACCACCTGCATAAGTGGACGCATTTATCGAGTTTGTTGATCCCGCGCCACCGTTACCAGTTGTAGATCCATTAACGCCAACGGCACCCTTTCCGCCGCCACCTCCGGCTCTAACAGTACCAGACAGATTGTTATATTCAGTACCGCCATTATTGCCCTGCCCAGACGTACCGTTTCCGAGCGTCTTGCCATTGTACGACGCGCCTCCACCAGATCCGCCATTACCAGCGTTACCGTTTGTATTGTCTGCACCTTTTCCGCCGCCAGTTGCAGTGATGCTATAAAAAACAGAATCGCTACCATTGGTATTTATGGCACCACCACCGCCAACCGTGACAGTATAATTTGTAGATATTGTGATGTCCGGCATTGAAGATTCCAACATGCCACCAGCCCCACCCCCCCCAGAAGAACCTGAGCCGCCAGATCCA